GTGTCTTCTTCACATAACTTATTTATTAATTCTTTTCCTTTATCTAATCCATTATCTTTAATATAATCAGATATATCTTTCCATTGTTTATCTGGAATACTAATTTGCTCTAATTGATATTTAGTACATAACTTATTAGATCCATTTATACCAGCTTCATCATTATCATATAATACTACTATTCTAGTAAATCGTTTAATAAGATATTCAATTATATGTTTAGGTACTCCATTATTCTCACTATTAGGAGCAATAGATTTATAACCTAATTTATACAATACCATTACATCTTTTAATGATTTAGTAATAATGAGAAGTTTATCTTCTCCTACATTATCTTTTAATTGTTCTAATCCTTGTATATCATAATTAGTACAGTTACCTATCCATTTCTCTTTTTTATTAGATAATGGTTTATATATCTTATACTTATTATACACTTGATAAGAATACCCTGGATTCACCTCATTATAAGACCAAGGTTGAACGATTTCATTAATCCAATACTCTTGTATAGGATAGACATTAAAGTGTCTTAAATCGTCTCTAAATAGTCCAAATTGATTCCAGTATAAATCATCTGTTTTACAGAATGGTTTCTTTCTAACTGATATAATAGTATTAGTAGATTTATAGTCTTCTTTGATAGTTATTCCTTCAGTAGATATAGATAATGATTTATTAGATATATCATTAAGAATCTTTAATAATGCATCTCTGGATGATAGTTTAAATAATTCTTGTACAAACTTTAAACAATTTCCAGTAGATCCTGTAGATAAGTCTTTATATAATAAGGATGAAGTTTTACTACTCTTGAAGATTCCAAACGAAGGATTCTTATCCTCTCTAAATGGAGATGACATTATCCTACCAATTGAGAATCTATCTCCTATATAAGTACTATATATATCATATTCTGTTACTTCTTCTAATATACTTTCTAATGATAAAGTATCTTCTATTAATCTTGTATCATACATAATTAGAAAATAAAGGTTCCCCTAACTTAATAGAGGAACCTGATAATATATATTAGAATGGTAATTCAGTATTACGATTTGCTGGAGCATCCATTGTAGTTGCAAATGGATTAGGAGTTCCAGTATTAGTATCACCTTGACGAGTCATTGGATCAATAGATAATATTTTAATCTTGGAGTCAGAAGATTTATCTTCTCCATAATATCCATTATTATCCATACGTTCAATGAATCTAGGTTTCCAAGGTTTAGGAAGACTTGTATATTTACCTGAATATACAAATTTAACCCTAATTTTTACTCCTTTATACGCATCTCCCAATATAGAGATTGTTTTTTCAGCAAATTCCTTAAAACTATTTGCACTAAATACAAATTTATCTGCTGGTACAAAAGTTTTAACTATTTGTTTAATACGACTCATTTGATTCAATTCTTTCTTTAATTGATCATCAGAATCTTTACCTTTTGGAACCCATTCAGTATGAGAACCTTTTTCACCTGCACTATTTATAAAATAGAAGGCGATAAATTCATTGTTATTATTTGGACTAACTCCATATTCTACTTTTGTCATTTCAACATTATCGTGAATTCCGACATCCATAAAACTTGCAGTTGTGCTTTCGCTTGGTAAATCAATTGTTACATTATATGCCATAATTGTATATGTATTAGCATAGTAGTAACCAGTTTCATTTATTTGGAATGTTTGTAAATATTTGACATAACGTGGTACTTCTAAATTAGTTATTAATTAATATTTCTCTTATATGAGTTAAGAATGCATTACTATCATTAGGGATTGTATCCTGATCATCCACTAAGAAAATTGGTGGACATTTAGCAGAATCTTTACCGTCAGTATTTAACTTAAGATAGTATTCTCTTTTCTCGTTATTCATTTTCATATCACTAAATGCAACGATAGTAAATTCCTTTTCAATTAGGCCTTCCCATTCTTTCATTTATGTTAACTCATATTTTCATATGAGATCAGACTATATCTTTATATCTAAAATTATATAAAGAATCTTTTCTATTTCTTTTATGTGGATTACACTTAGTGCATTGTACAGATATTGCACCAATAGACACTTTTAATTGTCTAGATGTTTCTGAAATAGATGGATATTCATAAAGTAAGTTAAAATTATTATCATAAACTAGAATAGATTTTCCTTGTGCCTCTGTTCTAGCTTTTCTAACATTTAATATTCTTTGTTGTGAAAATTTCTTTCCTCTCCAAAAATTACCAATTTTAATTTTAGCAGATTCTGGCATTTTACCTCCTAATCTTGATTCTGCTTTTTTATTTATATTATATCCAAATTCTCTATCATATACTTTATATAAATCTATATAATATTGTTCTCTTTTAATTAAATTTTCTTTAGAATCTACTTGTTCTAATATTTCAAATTTGAAGTTATCTTTTCCATATTTATTCCAAGAATTCTGTAGATAAGGATTATGATGTATATTTCTTCTTAATCTATATAGATGTAAATCTATTCTTTTAGAGTAATACACTGCTGATCCTATATATAATTTTTGATCAATATTATTAGTTATTTTATAAATTACATTTCTTATTAAATATATTGGCCGTTTCCTAGTATTTTCTATACCAGTACTCTCTTTCGAGATAGTCGTTGAACTTTCTCCAGTTAAGGAGCTTAGCTGCTGATTGTCCATTTCTACTATATTTTATATAGTATTATACGAAATGATTCTTAAAACGTTACCTTTTACTTTCGTAATAGGGGTAGTTATTTCGTTTTTAGGATATTCCAGCAATTAGACCAATTTTACAAGGGCAAAGTTACTAACCCTTAACTTTGATACGTTTTTCAATAGCACCTCCTTCATTTTGTATCCACTCATAATGAGCTGTTACAATTATATCTTTAGGGTACTTTTTAAAGATATACATTAAATCTGAAATACGAGTTGCATACTCAGTCCAGACATCAAAACCTTTCTTAGTCTCTCTTGCTGTCTTAAGTATAGAATCCATATATGAACTAAATGAATCAAAGACTACTTCAGTTATTTCGGAATTTTTGGCATATTCGATAAGTTTTTGATAAGCATCTTGCCATCCATTCGGTGTATAGTAGTGTTTAAATTTATTAACAAATGGTAAAGGTTTTCCTTCCATATTAATAAATCCGCAAGTATCAGGGTTCATATTTCTAAACGAATATGTTTTTCCTCTACCTGGAGAACCTACTAAAATAATCTGATATGGTATAGTCATTATTTAATTAGTTTTATAAAAAGACTGTTAGTATTATATCACCTGAACTCTTTCCATTTAAGGACTTATCACATTTATAATTTACTTTTTATCAGGTAAATTGCTGTGATCAGCTACGTTCTATAATTAACTAACAGTCTTAATTAGTTAATTACATTTTCTGAATGAAATCTTGTCCTAGGAAGTTTGTGTTAACCGTATAAAGATCTCCTTCAATATTTACATATTCCTTACCATCTAATGTGATGATATTATATGTATCATATCCAATCTTTACGAAGTTGTAATAAATAGATACCTTTTCCTTAGTTGTAATAAACTGACCATCATAGATGCGTTTATCATCACCAAATATATCTTTTTTACCTTCAATCTTCTTATCAGATTGTTGTTTACAATTATGTGCAATTACACATGTTGTGCAACAATCACAATAATTAGGACATTTTGTATTCTGTTTTTTAGTATTCTTAAAGAAGTTCTCAATAAGATCTACTACTTTAGAATAATCTGAAGTAAGATGATATACAAGATGATTATTGGTAGCACGAGCTACTTCCCAAGCATTATCTGTTATCTTAATATCACCATTCTTAAAGATTAAATAGTCATTCTGTTCAAGAATTTCTGTATCTATATCTACATGTTTCTTAATTTTGCTAAGAATATCATTTGTAAATATACCAGGAACTGTATCATTCATCTTTACAATGAATTCCTTAGGAAGTTCCTTCTTATTCTGTACTAAAGCACTTAATATATCTGATACATTAAATCCTATAGTTACAGAAGATTTATAATATGGATTTCTTTTCATCATGTTTCTTTTAAATTTGTACTTGTTCGTCAATTGAATTATACTTTAAATTATTAATGAATGATAAAATTTTAGGCTCTCCATCTCGATTTTTTCAATTTGTTATCATAGAGACTCTTTATTCTCTATATCTATATATTACTATATAGTTCAGACTATATCATCAACTTTATAACCATAAAATTTTCTAAGAGCTTTCCACTCTTCGTAATTTATCCAGTAATTTTTATTACCATCTGTTATTTTAAGTTGTTCGGCGCTCGTGTTAGGTTTATTGGTAGACTCCTCACCTATTAGTCGTTGCTCCTTCACATCTACTGTATTGTCATTCAATGTGCTTGGATCAGGATTGTCCATTTGTTGGGTTTTCCCTGAATTCACCGAATTATACGATACTGATTTCTCAGTAAAGTCCCATAAATAATTACCTGCTGATTTTATTACTTTATGTAATGCTTTAGATATACTTGTTCTATCTATATCTAAATTTTCTGATGCTTCTTTAATTGATCTAAAAAATAGAAGAAAAACATAAAAGGTTCATTATTTGTTTTTAGGATATGAAGGTAAATCATACCTTCTGTAGGCCAATAATTAGGACCATATGATTTTATCTGTAATATTTCTGGTCTATGAATAATCATAACATAATCTGAACTATGAAATAGACTATCACTTCCAAATATATCTCGTCTCTGAGGAAAATGTAACAAAGGATTAGTTATCCTTCCTACTTCTTCAATCTCTCTATTTAATTGAGATAATTGAAAGACTGTAGTTTTTCCTACTTTCTTTACCTCCATAAAGAGGCGTTGTAGATTAAATAAAGTTGCCCTCTCACTTTCTCCAGATAAACCTTTTGTTAATAATGCGTGATCTAATATTACTATTAACCATTTATCTTTAACATAGAGTTCTCTAAATACTGTTATAGTATTCTTAATTTCTTCAACTGTTCCTGGAGTATCTACATAGAAAACAGGATAT